CCCGTCGGCTCAGGAATGGATATCTCGTAAAATACCTTCCTTCAAGTCGATGTTTGGTATGGCTAGTCCATCCCTGCGATCCGGATACTTTTCTGTTTCACACTATAATAAGTACCAACCTGAGTTCAATCTCTCTATTTGGAGAGAGTCCGGTGACTGGACTGAGAAGCATTTTAGGCCGTATATGTGTGGTTCTTTAGTAAGTGATTGGGGCTTTGTTAGCAGTCAAATTGATCGCTCAACATCCCCTGGTTATCCTTGGAATCTAAAATACGGTACAAAAGGTGCATTTCTTGATGATGAAAGTTGCCTATCGACTCTCGATGAATACTGGACTGCTTTGTCCTCTCCTCAACCAATCAAATCTCTGTGGCAATGGTCGCAGAAATATGAGATGAGGCTTTTGGAAAAGTTAGAACAGGATCCTTCGGGTATTCGTGGTTTTATGTGTGCTGCAATTGAATATGTTCTATCGACGAATCGTCTTTGTCTAGACATGAACAATCGATTTTATCGTAGCAACAATAAAACCTGGTCGTTTGTAGGGGGTAGTAAGTTTAATGGTGGATTCAATAGTCTCATGTTTCGGCTGGGAAGGTTTTGTTTTGGTTTTGATTTGGATGGAAGTAAATACGACACTTGCATGTTCCGTGCTATGATGTTCGACTTGGCTAGGATACGTTATTCGTTCCTACAACAAGAAGATCAAACAGAGGAAAATTGGTGTAGAATTAATGAACTTTATGTTCAAGCTGTGTACTCAATGATTGCATTAGAAGCAGGAGACGTGTGTTTTAAGACAACCGGTATGCCTTCGGGCTTCGGTAATACAATTGTCGATAACACAATCGGACTCTTTCGTTATCTTTCCATGATTTGGATTATACTCTTACATAATGAATTCGCCGATAATCTTAAGGAATTCGAGCGCAACAAGATCCTGCTCTCGCAGCTCCCTCGTGTTTCTGACGAGTATAAAAGAGTCGAGTTGGCAGTTATTGCGTTTCGAGATAGTGGGTTGTTTTCATATTCCTACTTCATCGGAAACGTTGAAGCTGGTCTAAATGGGGATGATAACACTTTCACTGTGAGTGAAGAATGCCTACCGTGGTTTAACTACAAAACAATCGTGCCCGTTTTTGCTGCCTTGGGGTTGAAAATTACCTCGAATTCCGAAGAACCGGTTATGTATTACGATTTGTCTTTTTTGTCGCAAACCGTGGTGCGCCACAATTCAATGTGGCTGCCCAAACCAGAACTAAATAGAACTCTATCATCCTTA